ATGTTTGTAGATTTTTTCTTTGAAGTCTTTTTCTTAGACTCTGTTTTAGGTTGAGGAGCAGGACACGCTTCAGGACCATTACCCATCCTTTCGGATAAAGTAGGTTCTACAAGTTCCCACTTATAAGTTCCATCAGACTGAAGGACCTTATCTAGTGATTTAGCCATAAAAATGTATGTACTTGCTTCCTAGTTTACCAAACTATTTAGTTTTGGCTTCGTTAGCACTTGGCAACACTTCTCCCTGTACCAAAATGTCTCTAAATTCTTCTCTATCAATAACTTGTTGATCAAATAATGATGTTAAAGCTGTTATATCTTGTCCAATTAACCTTTCAATATCAAAATCTCTACTGATTTTTACTTCAGGTGGTTCAATTCCTACATATTGTGCAGATAAATTAAATGCTTTCTGTAATTTCTGCTCTAATTCCATAGAAACCATAGCAAGCATAGAATTAGTATCAACTCTATCTAATCTTCTTGCATCAGCAGACTCAGCTACAAACTTTTGTTGACTTAAAGTACTAATACCAAGAGTAGCCATTTGCATTTGTAACTCCTGTATCTCAGCAGATTGAGCATCAAAAGCACTAGAAGCTGGTTCTACATAATAAACTTTATTTCCTGGCTGAGTTGCCATTGCATAATTAACACTTATAGCCAAATCTTTAGTTTGATCATCATATCCTTCCATTACAAGCATTGGTTGAGATGCAACGTGCAAACTATGTATTAAATCAGCTTGTCTTTGGAAATGTGCAAGATTTAAATAAGCAATATCTAATAAAGGCGGTTTGCTTGTTAAATTATCTGTTTTACCAGCATAAATAGTAACTAAAGGTATCTCTCCAAGAGAAAATTCACCAGATTCTACTAACTTAAAATCTTCATCAACAGTTGTAGCATCAAATTCTCCAGCATAAGAATTATCATTAAGATCATACATCTCATCAATTTGATCTTTCTTACGAAAAACTCTATATTTTCCAGGTTCTATAACTCTTACCTGATCGTAAACTTTCTCTCCAAATTTACCTGTAGGAACTACCGCTTTTTCTCCAATTCTTGCCTGTACAAGATTTCCATAGTTAGATTCTCTATCTAATCTCCAACCATAAAGGTTTAAAGGATCTACTTCAATCCAATATGGTCTACGATCTTGTGCTCTTTCTTCAGCTAAACTTCTTGCTCCAGATGGTGCAGGATAATCTACAAGAATATGACTTTGACCATAAGTTAATGAACACATTAATACTCTTCTTGCATATTCATCTAGATCTGACTTACAACCATCAACGTCCATTTTGAACATTTCGGTCCAATAAGGATCTCCTATAAGTGATATTGGTTTTCTTAAAACTAAACCTGTAGCTGCTCTTATTAATCTCTGGGTAAAAGGACTAAAAACAGCACGATTAACTCTCGCCATATAAGCGTCATAATCCTCTCGTGGCTCTAGAGGTAAAAACGCTTCACTATTCTCTCTTAAATATTCAGTACCTTCAGTAACAGCCTTCATTATTTCCCAACTCTTCATCATATCAAGAACTGCCCTTGTCCTCGTAAAAGGACTATCCACTCCACCAGGAGAGGTGGAAGTGATAATCTTTGTCTTAATTTTGCCTGGGATTGCGAAAGTCATTTAAGGCAGTTCCATTTTTTTTACAGCTAACATTTTTCTACAACAAATCCATCCTTATTTAAGGACAGTCTACTTTTTTTTAGACATTAGATAGCAGAAGTAATAGCACCAGTTGTTTGGAAACTAACAGATACTGTAGAAATATCTCCGACAGTAGAACTGAATGAAGTTCCTGTAATAATTCCGTTAAAACTTAATTTTTTAGTACCTGATGTATCTATAAAAAGATTAAATGCAGCATCACCAGCATCTTCTGTTGTTAATATATCACTGATAATTTCAGCAGTATCATCTCCTGATGTTGCTGTGTACATAAGATCAACAGTACCAGAACCAGAAATCAAACTACCAACAAAACTTCTTGATGTTGCACCATGAGAAGTAGTCTCTAATGTGTCTTTTGTTACATCTAATGTCCAAGCTGTTGTAGAAGCTACTGCTCCAACTGATCCAGTTCCGTTATCGAACGATACAGAGCCTTCTTCGCCACGAAAAAATGCCATGATTTAAAGAAAATTTTACTTATAACAATATATTACCTTGAAACTGCAACTTTCACAGTTATTTTTTCTTTTTCTTACCCGTTTTAACTGTTTTTTTCTTCGTTTTTACACCTTTATGGTAAGGCATAGGAAAAATTAAGTGATTTTAATATATTCTAAACGAAGTCTGACCTAATGTCTCTGGTTTTGCCAAGTTAAATTGTTGTAGACAAAGATAACCAAAAGCATCAAACGCATGGTCCACCCCTAAATTCTTATTAGGCAGTCCAGTATTCGGTGCATAAGTTAAAGTTCTAAGCGATTTTATTAATTCCTTACATTTTGGGTGGATAAAAGTTCTTTGATCTCCATTTGCATCTAACAAAGCAGTATTAACAGCAGTAATTTTATCTCTAATCTTCCACGGACTTTTAGGACTAAGGACAGTAAAACCAGATCTTCTTAAAATCGTGTGATCTGTAACCCCAACCCCACTTGTTTTTCTTGCACTACCCGTAGGGTCAGGACAAGCAACGATTCTTCTATCCACCCCGTACCTCCTAACAACCTCTTCTGCAAAATCCCAAGTGGTAGCACCACCTGTTAGCATGATTTCATCGAATATATATAGGTTATTGTCATGCTTATACGCACAGATACCAGCCATCGGGTCTACGTTAAAGTCCAAACCCAACAACAACGGCAGCATATGTAAATCTTGTACTTCCTTGTCAATATTGTCATCACTAAAGCTAACAGCCACCAAACCAGTAAGATTCTCAAAACTAGCTTCAAATTCCTGTCTAAAAGTCCTTGCATCTAACTGACTCCTAGCTGCTTCTACCTCTTCAGCCTTTACATTACCCCCTTCAATAGTCGTAAAGCTCCATCTCTGCCAATCATCTAATTCTTCTTCACCGCAAAAACACCACATATCATAAAACCAACTCGCAGTACCATCAGGTGTACTAATAAACAATGCCCAACCCTGTTTATCAGCCAATGCAGGTCTAATAACTTCAGCCCATACATCTTTATCCATAAATGCTGCCTCATCTAAAACAACACCTGCTAAACTCCTACCCCTCAATGCCATAGCATTTTCTGTCCCTTTCAACTCGATACTCGACCCATTAATCAAATCCAACCTTAAATCAGTCTCATTCTTAGCCTTAACCCATACCTTTGGTACTAATCTCTTTAACTCTTTCCATGCAATATCCTTCGCCATACGATAAGTAGGAGCACAATAGAAATAAACCTCCCCAGGTCGATTAATAGCCCCTCTAAGTAATTCAATACAACTCAAATAACTCTTTCCAAACCTTCTTCCTGCAACCAACACTCTAAATCTCTTATCACAATTAAATACCTCCCCCTGGGCATACCTCAAACTTATATCTTCCTGTTTTGTTCCTACATAACTCATAAATAATTAATTAAATTCAACCTCTACCCCCTATTTATAGCCTATTCCTCCTTTTTTAGGTTATTATTCCAATAAATACTACAAGTAAGTCCGTGGCTTCTTCTACTTTTCCTACCGATCAACCAATAAATACAGCCAAACCTAAAAGACAAATGAGATTTGTTGCTCGTTCCTCCGCACAGCAAGTACAAGAAAGATCTCAAAGACTATACTCCCGTCAACTTGAAGGCAAAACAACTCGTGCCCTAGTCCTAGAACATTCTAAAATTGAATCAATATCAGAAGTAACCGCATGGCAAGACTGGAAAAAAGTTAAAGAATGGAATAAAGAAGATTGGGAAAAAGATAGAGAAAATATGCTCCCCAGGCTCCAAGCTATGAGAATAAGACTCTTCAATAGAGCAGTTAAAAAAGGTCAACTCCAAACAGCAGCACAAATACTAGACAGCCTAGGCAAAGTAATAGGTGAATCCGTAGAAACAGTCAACATTCAAGCCCCAGAACTTTCAATTAGAGTAGAACCAAAAAATTAATCAATATATATTTAAGTCCCCCACGAACATAAAAAATAAAAAAAAATCTCCAACCCCACCCCGTAGGGTAGAGAAAGAAGATTAATTTTAAGCTATCTGCAAGCGGTTCTAATAGCCTGATTTCATTACTAGCTTATTATTCTTATAGCAAGTGTTATCAGCTTCGGGGTGGTTACAGAATAAGCTCTCAAACTTATTTACCTCATTAAGCCAAACTTGCTTACTATTTGCAATTTGGAACATTTTAGAATTTTCTTCTAAAAAATTTAATTTAGAAATAATTTCTTTAATAGTCATAAAGTAAGATTTTTTATTAACTATATTAATATTAGCACACTACTTGTATAAAGTATATATAAATGTTATATAATAAAGATAAGTTTATTATTCTTTTTAGATTATCCTTTACTAGCTAATAACTAATTAAGGTATAAACAATCCTAAATTAAGTTTATAGCTCTCTGAAGCGATTTAAACACCATTTAAGAAGATGATAAACGAACACACAATAAAAAAACAAATCTTACAACATGGAATTTCTAATCCTCTCAGCTGGTATAGCATCTCTGTACTTTGTAGGTAATGCTATAGGAGCAACACTTGATTATTCAAGAGTTAACAGAGATAGGAGATATAAATAAATGAAAAATTTCTTTCTTATGTGTAGTATTTCAACTCTTGGAATATTAGCTCTGAGTAGTTCATTAGATGACGGATTAAGAAAATCGACTCTTAATCAATGTACAAATAATAATGATAATTCAGCTTGCAATTATCTTGTTAAAAATGGTTCAAGTTATCAAAAGAAGATAGCTAGTCAAACGTTATTGATTCGAGGTTTTTAAAATGTCTCAACTTTATACTAACTCTTACGAAAAATTTCTATATGAAAAAACAGAGGAATATAGAAACAATTGGAAAGATGCAGTTAATACAATTGAAAAACTAAGTAAAGAAAATGACGTTTTAAAAATGACAATAGAAAGAGAAAGACAATTACATAAATTAGAGTTAGAACAAATCAAAGTAAAATAATTTATCCTTTTAGCCTATCTATTAGTTTAGGTAGGTTAAAAAGATAAATTTCATAATTTATCTAAATCAAAAATCTTACAAATTGGAGTTTTTATTATGGGAGAATATGCAAGATTAAAAAGCAATGGCCAAGAAATAAAAATTGGTACTTGTGAAAATATGTATTATCTTCGATTTGAAGATAGACATAAAGTAAATTATGATTCTTCTTTTACTGGTTATCGTTTTAGATTACCTTTTGTAGATGAAGATAAAATTGATATTGGTAATTATGATGAATATGATCGGGGAATTGATTTAATACCTAATTATGATGAAGAAACAGAATCTTATAGTTATTTTGATGATATCTATAAAGAACAGTATCAAGAGCATAAAGGATTAATTCAATTACACCACAAAAGCGGTTTAATGATTAATGCAAGTTGTTATCATGGTTATAAATTGCCCGATAATAACGACAGTAAAGATTTAAAAGCCTTTTTCAATGGTAAAAGTTCAAGTAATTTTGAATTATCACAAGTAAAAATACATTTAAATGAAGAAACAAAAGTTAAAGAGTTAATACCCATTGTTAGATGCAAACATTGTAAAATGCCTTTTAGAGCTAGTTGGTCAAGTGTTTTAATACACTTAAGACAACATACAAAAGAAGATAAAGAATTTTTTAACCGCTTATGTGAATATGCAACAACAACAATTCACGATATACAAAGAGTCTTTTAAATAAGACTCTTTTTTTATTGGTATCCTTTATATCTAGACAAGTAAACTAATTTCATATATAATATCTATATATCATAAATTAAGATTATGAGTACTTCCAAAACTGAAAAGCCTATTAAAGGCCAAAAACAAAAACCCATGAATGATTTTGAATTTCAATCAATCATGGGAGAATATTTAATCTCACCATTAGAAATAATGGAGAATCCGAGAATACAAAGAGCAGTATCTTTGAATGATTCAACAATGTTAAGAAAAGTACTTGAATCGGATTATTAATTATGAATTATAAAGTTACCTATGCGATTGATTCACTTGATACAAAGCCAGTTATCAAGATTTTTGAACATGAATATGAAGCTGAAGAATGGCTACATAATGAAGTTCAAGAAAGAGTATCTTATATAGTCCAACATTCTCCATTTACTATTTCTGAAAAGGAATATGAAGAGATAGAAGAGAATGAATATTCACTTGTAAGGATAGAGGAAATTTAATTATGAATTGGTTATCAAAAGAAAAATCTAAATACTGGGATAAAGCCTATAGAGAATATTCTCTTGAAAGTGGTTTATCTCCTAAACAAGTAAGTGATTTCATTAAAGTGAATCCTTTTGTAGCAGTAGCTATAGAGGATAGAGCTATTAAATTTTTAAAGGAGAATCAATTATGAATAAATTAGAGTCAACAATACCTTTTGATGGTTTTTATAACTCATTTATTAGTGCTGATATAGAACATCAAATTGGTCAACAAATAGAATGGGATAGTGATATATATGATTTAAATGAAGATGAGCAACAAATATTATGGGATAATTATTTAAGTGTAAATAGATCATATTTTTATAATCAAATAGCTGAAGATTATACAAATTTTTATATTGATGCACTTAATGAGAGATTAAAAGGATTTACATTAAAGGCAACTTATAAGTTTTTTACAAGTCCGAGAGAATATAACTTTAGTACAGATAGAATATTTATAGAGATAGAAGAAAATCATGCCATAGATTTTATTAAATATATAATTAAAAACTATAAAAAAGAATTAGAAAATAAGATAAAAGAAAGATTTACAAGTAGGTCAGGTTTTTGGTCACATTATAAAAATGGATTAGATTTATGGACTAAAGATTTTAAAGAATGGGATTGCAATATGATAGGCACTTGTTTTGAATTATTTGACTTAGAAGAAGAAGATATAAATTATTCTTTAAGAGAATATTTAAGTGAAAGAATAATGTTTAATTTAGGAAATACGTTAGGTCAAGAAGGTATAGATTTATTAGATAGGAAACAAAAAGAGAAAGATAAAAAAGAATTAATGGATAAACAACAACTAAAACTAAATTTTAATTAATTATGAAAATTCAACTTAGTGAAAATTGTAGTCAAACATTATTAGATAATGGATATTGGTTACATGAAGAAAAACAAAAAGATGGTAAAATTTTTAGTTTTACTTTTGTTAAATACTGGCATTGTTATGAAATCAAACATGAAATGAGAGATTTCGCTTCAAATAGTCCAGTAAGTTATATCAAATTAGGTCAAAAGTTAAATGAGTTAGGATTATGTATTGAAAAAGATGATGAATCTTGGGATTTAAAAGAAATATTAATTGCTATTAGTGAAAATATCTCAATGAATTGTAAACCTTGGGTTAGAGGTTTAAGTAATGATAATCGAACTGTTAAAGGTATATATGGAAGTAGAAAAGGATATAAAGAATATCTATTTAAAACATTTTTGGAGAATAAATAAATGGAATTAAAAGATGTTTTATACAAAAACTACTCTGATTTAAAATCTCAAGAAAAAAGATTTTATACATTAAATCAAGAAAAACTTGAAATCAATACTTGTGAAAAATGTAGTTTTATAGATAGTACTTATGAGTTGTACTGGGATTCTGATTATAAATTACCTAATAAATGGGTATGCTTATGTGAATTTTGCTGTGAAGAATATGGGGGTATTGATCCATTATGAACTATAAACAAAGATTTAAAGATATGCCTGTAGATACTTCATGGACTTATGAAGAAGATAGAGAATGGTTTATCAAAGAATGTAGTAATTTAGCATTTGGAGAAGATGCGATTGAACGTGGTTATTCAATGGAAGAAGTTATTGAAAGACTAAAAGTATTTAGTGAATTTTCTCTTAAGTGGGAAGAACATAGTGGAGAGGAATCTTATTAAATGAAAACAATTAAATTATTTGATAAACAATTCAATGAATTAGAAGAATTTATTGAAAAAGAATGTGATTACATTCTTGATAAAGCTAGTGAGTATATAGATAGTGAAATAGGTAATGAATTGATAGAAAATAATAAACCATTATTTGACCTACAAGCAGCATTAAGCGAGGTTAAAAATAATGGTTAATGTAAATCCTAATAGAGAATCATGTATGGAATACATGAAAGAGTTAATTAGAAAAGGATTAACTGATAGTGAAGTAATAAAAGAATGTATTAAAGGATTTGAAGGAGTACATAAAAGTACTTTTTATGATTGGTATGAAATAGTTGTTAATGAACCAGATATACAAGAATGGGATAAAGAAAATAAGATAGAAATACATGATAAAAGGCAAGATAAAATTGATTTAAAATATCAAATATATATAGATCAAAAGAAAATATATAAGACTTCAAACGATAGTGAAGAAAAGGAAAAAGCAATGAATATATTATTAGCTCACTTTTTAAAGAAAGTGGACTAATTTACTGGCTTTCAACATTGTGCATTAAGTACTAAGAGCATTGATATAAGTCCAGTACTTCCAAAAACGAAAATTCGGTAACGAAAATGAAAACTAGCGATCCAATTATTAATAAAGTTGATGAAACTTTTGGTAATGAACTTACTAAAGTTATCAAAACTTATGTCATTGAATTAGTTAACCATGAAGTTGATGTTATTACAGATTCAGATTGGTTTGATGAAAAGATTAAAAACGCTATAGAGGATTTAAAAAAATGATTAAAAAAATTCAAGTCACTTTACTGGTAGAGGTTGATACTGAAGATAAATTTATTTGTCCATCAGGAGATCCATTACTTGAAAATTGTGTAGTAAATGTTGTTGAAGATAGATTTTTTACTGATCCAGTAAAAATATTAGAAGTAAAGGAGTATGAAAATGATTGAAAACCCATTACCAGAACAAGTCATGCAAGAAATGGATAGAGTTCATTTAGCATGGGAATTAGAAGAATTATGTAAAGATCATGCTCATAAGTTAGCTACAGATAACTTTGTATATGAAGAACTAATTGGAGATTTTCAAGAATGGTTTTATCTTTATTGCATAGATCATTCTGAAGATGAATATGTTAAATCTTTACCTGACGATAAAGATTTAATAGATGAGTGGTGGGAAGAAATAGGCGATCATTATGATGAGTATGATAGTCCTTATGACATAGACCCTACACCTGATGGAGACAGTCCATATAGTGATGCTGAATATATCATCACACCAGAAGAAAGAAATAGAAATGCTTTAAAAAGTAAACAAGAATCTCATGGTAGAGATCACAACATTCCCTTTAACTGGTAATTAATTATGATTAAATACATTGTAAAAACAACTTCAATTACATATAAATATGTTGAAGCTGAATCAAGAAAGCAAGCTGAAGAGTTTGCTTTATGTGAAGATGTGAATGAACTTGAAGAATATGTAGAGGTAGAAGAAGATTATGAATGAATTTATACCAATAACACGTTATACAAGATGTAAAAGATACTCAGGTGCAATTATTAAATGCCCTGAGTGTCATACATTAGAAAGAACTGGTCATCTTTCTTGGAGTGTTAAAAGATGTCCAATTTGTGAAAAAGATATAAATAAATTTGAATGGTTAATAGAAAAAGGAAATCATTCTAAAGACTAAGTTTTCTTAGTCTTTTTTAAAAAATCATGTATAGCTTCACGAATTAAAAAACCTACTGATAAACCAGATTTTGTATAGGTTTTTAACTCTTCATATTCGTCTATATCGACACATACACTAATAGTTTTTAGGTTCTTGCTCATAATGAATGGAAATCTATAGAACTAATATAGCACACCTATATAGAAATAGTTATGAATAAAAGTGATTTAAGAAAAAGAAAAGAACCAAAAGAAAAAGAATATAATTAAATATATAAATATTTATAATAACTATATTATATATATTAATAATAATATATATATATAAATAATAATAATAAGGATATAGAGAAGAATTTCCAGGAATTTCGTTTATAAAGCATCATTAGCAACCTCTTGACAATACTATGTCATGCTATAATAATAGATAACAGTTAGTCCTTATGAATGGCAAAAACTAAAATCACTATGTTTCTTGATCCAGACCTTATTGAATGGCTCGATCTGAACAGAGATGAAGAAACTTCTAGGTCTGCTTATCTCAGAATCCTAATTAGGAAGGATATGAAATCCAAAGCAAGACGTAAAACTAATAAATTAACTTCAACAACTTCAGATCCTTTTACATTTTTTACAATCTCACCTGATTTAATTCCTGAAGATCTTAAAGAATATGCAGATCTTTTAATTGAATGGTGGCCTATCAGAAAGAAAAAAGGTGGATCTTGCACTACAAGCGTTGCTAACCGCATCTTTAAGAAGTTAAGGTCATTTCCTACACAAGACAGGAAACAAGCTCTTGAGAACGCTATAGCAGGTGGCTGGAAGGATTTATTTCCTGTAAAGCATCAAGGGAAACAAGAAGAACCACAAAAGAATCACCCTGCCCAAAGAATATTTACAGCCGAAAGAGGGTTTGAATGATGGAAAGAGTATTTAACCAAGCATCAGTTATCAAACTTCTCAAAGAAGGTTTAACAAGACCTAATCCTTCTGATCCAACTCGCATGATGTGGACTCTTGAAGATTTAGATAAACCATCTCCAGGGTGGATTGAATGTGTAAACAACACTAAAGGCAATAAAGCCTTTCCTCTTGGTTATCAAGGTATAGAGTTTCGTAATCTTGCAAGAGTTAAAACACCAAAACCTAAACCAAAACCACCTGAAGAAAAAGTAGAACTAACAAATCCTAAAGACTTTTCACAATACGATTTTTAACAATGAAAACCTTCCAACTATTAAAACCACTTCCAATTAGAAGAGATGAAAGACGGCATCAATATGTCAACATTGAAACTAAACAATGGTTAAATTATTCAACTACTGGAGTTTGTAATGAACTAACAGAAGAAGCTAAAGAAAATATCGAAGCCTATAGATACATATGGCAACCCAGAGGAGAAACAGTACATGAATGTTTAGCAGAAAGTATGCTAGGCAATACTGATATTGATATGGGTGCTTATGAAAATATCATTGTTCCACTTTTAGATCATTGGTTATTTAAGAATTTTGAACCATTAGCTATTGAACATATGATGTCAATACCTGATAAATCAGTTGGAGGTCAACTTGATTTACTTGGTTATGAAATTGATCCAATTACATCACAAAAAACTTTAAGGTTAATTGATTTAAAAACCAAAGGTAATACTAAGTCTGGTTTTTATAAACGTGAAAAAGAAGGAATGTTATGGGTAAAAGAAATAGAGAAATATTGGAAAGAACCATATTCAACTGATAAGCAACTTGGTTGTTATGTAGAAATGTTGAAATTAAACTATGGGATAGTTCCAAGTGTATGTAATACCCTTTGGGCATATCCAGGATTTTCTGTACTTGGTGCTGCACAACCTGTAGAAAGATGTGAAGCAGCATGGCAAGAAGCGTGGGAAAAGTTTGAAGCTAAACAGGAGTTGTTTTAATGACAAGAGAACAAAGAATCGAAGCTGCTCAGAAACGTATTAAAGAGCTAGAACTACTAATCAAAGACTGGAGTAAAAAATGAAAAATATTACACCACGAATTTTTGAAACACCTAAAGGAGACATTGCTGTTTATAAATGGTGGGAAAAAGGTGAATTTAAACTTAAATTTGTAAAGTTATACGAGGATTTAGAAGAAAGGAAAGTAAAAAAATGAGATATATACTTGATGTCTCAGGTAGAGATC